TGTCTTTTTCAACGTTGAGCGCCATAATGCGATCTATGGTATTGATGGAGACATCGGCTTCTTTTGCGATATAAGCATTGGTTAAATGCGCGATATCTTTTACATCACGCATATACTCGCACCAGTTCTGCAGATCCATTTCTCTGGTGGGGATTCCGCCGCATACTTTTCTGAATCTAGGGCAGGACAGGCATCTGAAATAGGGTTTTGTGGACGGATCTTGTCTTACTTTCATGGTTAGCCCTCATTTCGTAAAATATAGGATGGCTTTTACCCTGCAATAGTAGGGTTTTACCATGAAAACAGTTATGGAAAATCCTGCTATTTCGGGCTGTATTTTCGCTGTATGAAATGATAGGCTAAACACAGGTCAGGAATGGCCTACCATCCCAGCGCAGGGGCGGAAGTGTGGCAGCCGAAGCCCCTGCGCAATCAAAAAATTTTCGTTTTGTTGCACGCGAACGTGCAATAAATCTGAGATGTATCGCAAGGTGTAGAAGGACGTTTCCGGCAATTACCATTGCACCCACAGAAACGAATGCTCTACAATCATTGCGAAGGGGAGTGTTGTTTATGACACCTTATGAGAAATATGAGCTGCTCACAGAAGAGAACAAAGAGCTTATTGCCCGCCAGATTGAGATTTTAAAAGAGTGTCAATCAGAGCGTCAATTACAGCCTTATTCTCAGGAGTAAGTTCATCATATCCCAGGCCCCGTAGCCCGCTGATCTTCGGATCGGCGGTTTTTTTTATTTCCTCCTTTCCGAGAAGATAGCTCACAGAAACGCCGAAGTACGAAGAGATCTTTTCTGCGTTTTTGGCGGAGAGGACGGCTGTTCTCCCCATCTTTAATTCAGTTAGTGGAGCGCGTGCTACGCCGGCCTCCTTGCACATCTGAGTAATGTTTATCCCTTGTTTTTTGCAAAGACCTTCTATGCGATTGTACATATCGCTCAATTCTAACACCTCATTTTTGTGCATGATGATAGAATTACTGAATTCTTGAATTTTCCTGTTGACTTTTACCGCGTTCGGTAATAGATTAAGGACAGGCAATTCAAGAGTTCGGTAATTTGTTACTGTTTTCTGACAATCTCAGTATATTACCAGATTCCGTAATTGTCAAACGAAAATTACAGAATGGAAGTGATATTTTGGCAAAGACAAACGACTTTGGTAAGGAAGTCAAGATCCGACTTGTCGAGATGGAAAAAAACCAAGCGTGGCTCATCGAACAGGTTAAAGAAAAGACCGGCTTGTACTTCGATGACAGTTATCTTTGGAAGATCAACGCCGGAGTGATCGCAACGCCCAGCATCGTAAACGCGATCCGCGAGATCCTGGGCATGGAGGAGGCATGAGTATGAGTAAGAGCAGAACAGCTCCCTGTTATCTGACCAGGCGTGAGATTCGCGCATTGGACGATGATGCACTGGTCAACGCATTTGAGATTGCGGTCACTGATGTGGTGAACGCACAGAACCACAGAGCTTCGGTTCCAGCAAAGATGTATGTACAGGAGAGATGGGTGCGCGAAGAGCTGCACCGCCGCCTGTGCCATCGAGAGGATGGTTAAGTATGGATCGAGTGAGTGTAGCAGAGGCTGCACGCCGGATGGGCAAGAGCACGCTGTTCGTGCGTGAGGCAATGAAGCGAGGGCTGCTGCCTATCGGCACAGCGATGCAGATGCCTGGTAGCACGAAGTGGAGCTTCCATATCAGCCCTGGCAAGCTGGAAGCATACCTGAAAGGAATGGAATGAGAATGAGCGGATTTGAGGCTTTTATCTACACGCTGGGAGCGATCACATTTTCGTTGCTGCTCTCCGGTAGTGCGCTCTACCTGGTGTATCGGATCGAGAAGCCGGTTAGGAGGCGCAAATGAATAAGGCCCTTTATGAGTGGGAGTACGAGCAGTACAAACGCAGAACACGGAACCAGCGTAAGAGAAGCAAGACGCAGATCGCGTTATGGTTATCCGTTGCTGCCTGGGCTATCGCTATCGTGGCTGTAGTGGCCTACAAGACGCGTTTGGCTCCTGCGGAGGATAACTCTACCCCTCCACCGGAAATCGCGACAGAGGCGCAGGAAACGGTCGTTCCGGAGATCGAGGAAGAAGTGGTTGTTGCAGAAAGTGCACCAACCATAGACCTGGAAAAGCTGCCGATGATCGAGAACGCGACCATGACACATTACTGCATCTGCAATGAGTGCTGCGGCAAAGATCCGGATCATCCGGAATACGGCATTACGGCAAGTGGCCGAGCTGCTGAGCCTTATGTGAGCGTGGCGGTTGATCCATTCATGATCGAGCTGGGCAGCAAAGTGTATGTAGATTACGGCGATGGCGAGATTCACGAATACAGAGCGGACGATACCGGCAGCGCGATTACAGGCGCGAAGATCGATCTCTGCGTGAGCAGCCATGAGGAAGCCAATGAACTAGGAATCAAGACTGTGAAAGTGTGGTACGAGCGATGAAGAGACTGAAGTATCCCGTGTGCGATAAGTGTGACGCAGAGATCAATCCCAACAAGTGGGACGACTGCGAGAAGTATTACCTGGTCGAAGGTAAGTGCTGGTGCAAGGACTGCTTCAAGGAATGGCTGCTTGAGTGGATCGAGCTGAACCTGGACGATGTGGCGGATCTCGCCGGTGTACCTGTAGTGGAGGTGTGAGATGAAGATGAGAAAGAGCTCAGCGTATTACATGGCTCAGCTGTCTGTTCTGACAGACGAGCTGATTGCCAACAACGAGAAGCTGGAGATCATTCGTGTGCTGCAGGCAGCTGAGGATGTTGCCAAGTTGACAGAGAACGAAGAGAGCAAAAAGGAGTAAGGCATGGAGAACTATTTTTCTGTTCTGAACAATATCAACGTCAATGACAAGACCGAGAAGAAGAACGGTCTGACGTATCTTTCCTGGGCATGGGCCTGGGCTGAAGTGAAGAAGCTGCATCCCGATGCAGTGTACACCATCTACGAGAACGACACCGGTTGGAACTATCACACGGATGGCCGCACCTGCTGGGTTAAGACCGGCGTTACCGTGAACGGCATTGAGCATATCGAGTACCTGCCGGTTATGGACTTCAAGAACAAGTCTATCTCTCTGGATGCCGTGACGAGCTTCGATGTAAACAAGGCGATCCAGCGCAGCCTGACCAAGGCGCTGGCACGACACGGCCTGGGCTTGTACATCTACGCAGGCGAGGATCTGCCGGAAGAGGAACGAGCAAATGCGCCGGAGGTTCTGTGCGAGAGCTGCGGTCATGTGATCAAGAGCGTTACGATTCGCGGCGGCGAGATTTGGGATGTGGATCAGATCGTTAAATATTCCAAGCGGCGCTTTGATGGTAAACAGCTTTGTCCTGATTGCCAGAAGGTAGCTCAGAAGGCGGAGGGCTGATATGAAGATCGAGGCAGCGGCATATGAGAACGGCAATCTGGTGCTTAAAACAGCAGATGCTGCAGCCAGACGGTTTGTGTTCGGATTCAAGGCAGGGGAGTATGAACTGGTTAAGACGAAGAAGCGGCGGAGCCTGGATGCGAATGCCTATGCATGGGTATTGATCGACAAGATCGCTGCTGCTATCAGACTCCCAAAGGAAGAGGTTTACCAGAACGCCATAAAGGGCATTGGAGGCGTTTCTGACATCGTTTGTGTGAAGGATGCTGCCGTGGACAAGCTGCGGCAGAACTGGTCTAAGAACGGCATAGGATGGCTCACAGAGACCATGCCCAGCAAGATCGAAGGCTGCACAAACGTTGTGCTGTACTACGGATCTTCTGCCTATGACACGCGGCAAATGAGCTCCTTAATTGACCGGCTGATCGAGGATGCAAGATCGCTGGACATTGAGACCATGCATCCAGAACGTCTTGCGGCATTGTTGGAGGGATGGAAATGACAGAGATATGGAAAGACATTCCCGGATATGAGGGCCTGTATCAAGTCAGTACATTCGGCAGAGTGCGGAGCCTGCCCAGAGCAACAACGGGAGGTTTAGTGCTGAAGCCTGCGATGGACAAAGACGGATACGAAAAAGTGGGCTTTAGTAAAGATGGGCGAATGAGGCAGTACTTCGTTCATAGACTTGTGGCCTTGGCTTTTATCGAAAACCCGCATGATTATCCTTCTGTAAATCACAAGGACGAAAACAAGCAGAACAATGCCGTAGAAAACTTGGAGTGGTGTACTGTTGCATACAACAACGGTTATGCGGACGGTCACGCACGGAGAGGCAAGAAGCGGTGGGTTCCTGTTTCGCAATATACGATGGACGGCGAATATGTGGCGACATACGACTGCATTAAAAATGCTGCACACGCTGTTGGGGCGAGATCCCACGCAAACATATCTTCTTGCTGCTCAGGCAATCGGAAAACCGCTAACGGTTACAGATGGAAATACGGAGCTGACCACAGATTGGAGGCGTTGCTAAGTGCCTGGACTTGATCGGAATGGATACGCGCCGAGCATTATCCCTGATCACAGCGAGACACAGTGCTGGCTGTGCGACTGTAACGGGCGCGGCAAGATGGATCGGCACGAGGTGTTTGGCGGAGCTTACAGATCTAAATCAAAGAGCCTGGGCCTGTGGGTTCATCTTTGTCATGAGGACTGTCACCTGAACGGCGTACACAAGAGCGCATACGAGGCAGCGCTTTTGAAGAGTGAGGCGCAGCTCTGCGCAATGAAGCAATACGGATGGTCGAGAGAAGATTTCATTCGTGAGTTTGGCAAGAACTATCTATAGGAGGAACCAATGACACAGTGTGAAGAGATCCTGGAATATCTCAGAGAGAACGGATCGATCACGCCGGTTGAAGCTATGTCTGAGTTTGGCTGCATGCGCCTTGCAGCTCGTATCTCTGATCTGAGAGAGCAGGGCGTGAGTATCAGACGCACGATGGCAAGGGGCCGAAATCGGAAGGGACGAGCCGTAGCCTTCGCCAAGTACATCCTGGAGGAGGGCTCTGATGGCTGAGAGAAAATACTACTGGCTGAAGCTAAAGCGAGACTTCTTCAAACGGCATGATATCCGCATTATCGAGGCCATGCCAAACGGGAAGGACTACATTCTGTTCTATCTCAAATTGTTGGTAGAGAGCGTAGATCACGAGGGTGCGCTCCGGTTTTCCGAAACCATCCCATACAACGAAGAGATGCTGTCTGTGGTGACCAATACCAATGTAGACATCGTCAGAGCAGCCATGAAGCTGTTCGCGGAGCTTGAAATGGTAGAGGTGCTGGACGAGGGCACGATCTATATGAATGAGGTACAGGCGCTCATTGGATCTGAGACGCGATGGGCCGAGAAAAAACGGCAATATCGGCTAAAAGAGGACAATGTCCTCGCTCTGTCCGCTCCTTGTCCGACCGATGTCCGACAAGAGATAGAGACAGAGAAAGAGATAGATAAAGAGATAGAGATAGAGAGTATTAAGAAGCGCAATCCGCGCTTCTCCCCTCCAACCATTGATGAGGTAAAAGCCTATTGTCGGGAGCGGAATAAGGGCGTTGATCCAGAACGTTGGTACAACCATTACACAGCCAATGGCTGGA